AAAAGCTAATGGCAAATATTCTATATTTTTACCTATCACAGGAACTGGTGAAAATGGCTCTGCACCAGCACAATTAGACAAAACTGCTATTGGTAATAGACAATCTACATCAGTAGAAGGACGTCAAGAAAATCCACAAAAAACTATACCATTCTTCACTCATAGAGATAATATCAAAGTGCTTGAAGAAATTAAAGGTGAAACTCACGACTTCTTAAGACTATTACCTGACTTTACAGGATTTAAATATAGTGGACAAGTAAGTTATATGGCACAAAACACTGATGTTGGTTCATTAGAACAAGGTCAAATAACTATTACACCAACAACAAGTGATGAATATGTTGAAAATTGTTATGATTTAGTAGAAGACACAGTTGTATTTACTTCTTCAATAGATGAAGTTATTACATTAGCTTCTACTGGAGATGGTTCAACTAGAACTATATCATTATCAACAAATCCAAGTGGTGCTACAATATCTGCAAATAGTGATACACAAGGTGTTGCAACAGCTACTTATACTGCTTCAACTAATTCAGTTACAATTAGTGCAGTTGCTGTTGGTAGTGCAATAATTACATTAAAAGCAACAGCTAGTAATTACGCTTCATTCGAAAGAAGTATATTAGTTGTAGTAAAATAATTAAATAAATAAGCTATTAAGGACATTTTTAGAGTTTGTGATATATTTATCTAAATAATTCTAAAAGTGTCTTAAATGGCATTAAAAATGGAAAATAGGAGATAGATATTTATGAAAAAAAATGAAATAATAGAATTAAATGGACAAGAATATACTTTAGAGTTAAATAGAGATAGTTTTATTCAAATAGATAAAATATGTAATGTTAAAAAATCTATGGAGATTATACAACAAGATTTGTATGATTATATCGATGAAATTGATGATAACTTCAATCCTGAAATGTTATTAATTGATGAAAACGATATGGAAAAAAGAGTACAAGAAAAAGAAAATACATTAAGAAAAATTGTAGAGAGGGCTTTCTTTATTTGGTTATATCCAAATCATAAATTAAATATTAGCCAAGTAAGAGAAATAATAACTCCTTATTTAGAAGACGAAGAAAAAGCAAGATTTATTGCCGAAAAATTAGGGCAATATTTACAAGAATGTATAAACATTAGAGATGAATATAATCAAGAAAGAAAAAACTTGAAAGCCCAAGCCAACAAGAAATAATTAACACAGAAGAAGATATATTTGCTAAATATAATAATTCTTATTACGAATATTTTTGTAATTATCTTTTTCCACAAGCAATAGAGTACGGAATGACAAGCGAAGAGTTTTGGAAAGATGACCCACAATTATTCGTTGCATACCGTACTTCTTTTGTTAATAAGAAAAAAAAGGAAATGGAAGAATTTGATTACAAATGTTGGTTGCAAGGGCTATATATACACGATGGTAATGGAAAACTATTTATGTCTTTAAAACAATATATAGGCAATTTATTTGCAAGTATGTTTAAAGGTTCAAAAGATAGTACAAAAATTGATACATACCCATCAAAACCATACATTGAAATTCAAAAAGAAAAAGAAAAATCACAACAAGAAAAGTTAAAAGAACAAAACTATGAAAATTATCAAAAATCTCTCATATATTTTGGAACATTAAAACAACAATATTTAGAAAAACTTGAAAAGAAGGGAGAGTGAAACTATGGATAACGAAAAAGAAGTCAGTATTAAGTTTAGTAATGAGATTTCTAATGAGAAAGCTCTTAAAGAATATGAGCAAAGACTTCAAAACATTTATGGTATGTTAGGTGCTATGAAAGATGGTAGAAAAAATGCCATTCAACCAATGACTAAAGAAACAAAAAATCTTAAAAAAGAAACTGATAACACAACAAAAGCAATAAACAAAATGGGTAAACAATTTAGTCTTGCATTTAACACATCTGCATTAATGAATTTTACAAAAGCAACTTATTCATTATTTAAAACAATGTTAAAAATGGGTAGTGCAAGTTCAGCATATATAGAAAATATAAACTTATTAGAAGTTGCTTATGCTAAAATTACTGACCAAACAGAAGACTATAATAAAGCTGTTAAAGAAAGTTCAAAAGCAGTTAAAGAATATATTGATAAAATGTCTAAAGTTTATGGATTTGATGAAAGTCGTTTAACTAGAAGTTTTGGTATATTTAAGCAAATGGCAAATGCTATGAAATTGCCAAGTGAAACTGCTGAAGAATTAAGTGAACATTTAGTTAAAATGTCCAATGATATTGCATCATTATACAATATAGATTTAAGTAGAGCAGAAAATGCCTTACAATCAGCCTTATCTGGTCAAGTACGTCCAATACGTTCTGCAACTGGAGCTGATATTACTGAAAAAACATTACAAGGAACAGTTGATAGTTTAGGTCTTGATAGAAGTATTAGTGATTTATCTTATGTTGAGAAAAGATTAGTAATGATAATTTCATTAACTGAACAATTAAAAAAATCACAAGGTGACTATGGTAGAACTGTAAACTCTGTATCAAACCAAATTCGTATAATGCACGAACAATGGAATAGAGTAACAAGAGCAGTTGGTGATATATTTTATCCAATACTTAAAAAAATATTACCTGTACTAAATGCTATATTAATGGTTACAGTAGAAATTGCCGAAGCAATTGCAAAATTTGTAGCTAGTTTATTACACGTTAATTTAGATGAACAATTTGATTATAGTAATTTAAGTGGTATGACAGATGCTACTCAAGACTTAATTGATGGTATGGACGATGCAAGTGATAGTGCTGATAATTTAAAACAAAAGCTTTCAGGATTAAGAGGATTTGATAAATTAAATGTAATATCAACACCAAAAGATAGTAGTGCAAGTTCTGGTTCAGGTTCTGGTGGTATAGACCCTTCAATATTAGATGCGTTCAATGAAGCTTTTAAATCCTATGATGATATGCTTGATAGTGTTAAAAATAAAGCAGTTGAAATAAAAGAACAAATGATGGAGTGGTTAGCATTACCATTAGATAAAAAATTAAAAAGCATATATGATTGGTTTATGAAATTAAGTACACCTATGAAAATTATTGTAGGATTAGGACTAGCAACAGTATTATTAGATATTTTCAAAGTTTTATCAAAAATAGCAAAATTAACAGGCGTTAGTGATGTCTTTATGGGAATAGCCAAAGGTGGAGAACTACTTGCGGGTTCACAAACACTTGTTACAATAGGACTTATTGCTGGAGCAATTGCTTTAATAAGCTATTCTTTATGGGATTTATATAATACTGACGAAGAATTTAGAGCAGAATGGGATGAAATGTGGTTAGGTGTTCAAGAAGCTTTAGTACCTGTTTTTGAACATTTACAAGAATTAGGCGATAATTTAATGAAATTATTTAATGAAACATTAAAGCCTATGTTTAAAGAATTTTATGACATAATACAAACAACAGCAAAAGTGTTATTAGAAATATTATATCCAGTGTTTAAAGATTTTATAATTCCAGTAATAGGCGAAGTTATTCAAATTGTTAATGACGTAATAGAAATTATAAATAAATTATGGAAAGAATATGGAGAACCAATATCTAAATTAATACAAGAAACAATAGAAACAATTGGAGATATATTTAATAACTTATGGAATACAATATTAAAACCTATAATAGATAATTTAATGAAAAGAATAGATGATTTATGGAAAACTACATTAAAGCCTATGTTTGAAAAAGTAGGAAATGCTATTGGTAAAATTATAGAATTAGTTTTATTAATATGGAATAAAGTATTAGCACCTTTAATTAATTGGTTTATAAATACATTTGGACCTGCAATAGCAAGTGGAATTAATCTTGTTGTTGATATATTCCATACAGCATTTAAAATTATTGGTGGAATTATTAATGGAATATTGGACGTTTTCAATGGAATATTAGATTTTATAATAGGTATATTCACTGGTGATTTAGATAAAGCTTTAAGTGGTATTACAGGAGTATTTAGAGGAGTTATAAATGTAATAATAACATTATTTGAAGGACTTGCTAATGTTGTTATAGATGTTATCAATTTTATTATAAGAACAGTATGGAATGGTATTAAAAAATTATGGAATAAGTTAGCTGGATTTGTTGAAGGTGTTGCTGATGTATTAGGACTAGATATAAATGTTAGCCTTAAAGGTGATGCTTTTCAATTAACTAAAATGACTTTCCCAAGATTAGAAGCTGGTATAGATTTTGTACCAAAAGATTATTATGGACCAGTATATCTTGATTATGGTGAAAGAGTATTAACAAGACAAGAAAATAAAGATTATTCTATGAATAATAGAGATAATGGATTTAATTATAATAATTCAAGTTCACAATCACAACCAATGAATGCAACATTTATAGTTCAAGTTGGAAATAGAGAAATAGCAAGACAAGTTATTACAGATTTACAAGATATGGCAAAATCTAATGGAAGACCAATAACAATAGGTGGATAAGGAGATGATTGATAATGTACGAATATGATAGAATGTATATAAGAAACTGGGGAAGTGCTGGTTCATATCAAGAATTTCCTTATGCTATTGATGGTGTAAATACATTACCTGAACACGATGTTAGTGGAAATGATGTTGATTTAGATGCTTATACAAACACAGCAGGATATACAATAAGAAATCGTGTAAGACAAAATGTAGCAAGTGTAAGTTTTAGTGTACCATCAATGACAGGTACAGAATTACATAATTTAATAGAAATGACAAAAAATGTTTGGTTAGATTGTTACTTCTTTTATGAACCTGATTGGGCATTTGTAAGTAAAAAAATGTATAGAAGTGGAACAATTAAATATCATAAATATTATGTTGACCCAACAAACCCAGAAAAAAATTTATATACTGATATAACATTTGATTTTGTAGAGGAGTAGTGATTTTATATGGCATATAATACTACGCAAGAATATAAACAAGTAATATATAGTGGTGGTGCAAAACATAGACTAAATATTGCTTTTAATGGTGTATCTTTAGAAGATGCCGATAGATATTGTGAAAAAATAATAAGAAAACCAAGAATATTACCAGATGATGGGAATAAAAGATTTTCTTTAGATAATTTTGTATCACAAGAAATTGAGATAATATTTCACAATATAGACACATCAATATTACAAAGTCCAATAAGTATTTCAATAGGAACATTAATAGATAGTGAAAATAACACTTATGAAGATGTTCCTCTTGGAATATTCAATATAAAAGATGAACCAAAAACTGATAAAAACAAAATAACATTAAAATTAAGTGATAATGCAATATTATTTGATTTTGGTTATAATGCTAAACCATTAATGGATGAAAATGATGGTGTAGCAACAAAAATGCAAATATTACAAGATATATGTAATCAAGCTGGAGTTCCAAATAAAGTTGAAACATTTTTAGGTGAAAATGATGAAGTAGGTTCTTATGATAACACAATAACAGCAAGAATATATATAGCATATTTAGCAGAACAAGCTGGTAAAATAGCAACAATAAATCGTGATGGTGAATTAATATTTATAGATATAAATAATTTAGAAACTGTAAAAATACCATTAAATGTTGTTGAAAAATATGAAATTGGTGATAAGTTTAAAATATCAAGAGTAATGTATGAAGATGCTATAAGAAAGTTTGAAAATCCTACTGAAGAAGAAAGTAGTTATGATACATTATATTTAAATGGAGCAAATCCATATATATCAAATCAAGAACAAATAGATAGTATTTATAATATAGTTAATGATTTTGAAATAGATAGTCTTTTAACAGGCAAAATAATGGGTGACCCAGCAATAGACCCATATGATATAATAGAGATATATGGATATTATGATGAAAACAAAATATTTGTTGATGATGACAACGTAATAGTTGCAAAAACATTAGCAACTTATGATGAAACATATAATGGTGTTATAACACATAAATACGATACACAAATAGGAAAAGAAGCAAAAACTGAAAATGTTTCTTTAAAAGGTGAAGCAACATTTCAAAAATATGCAAAAACAAACATAGATAATATTAATAATAATATTACAATGATAGTTGCTGAACAAGATGCAACAAATCAAAGGGTTTCACAAGTTATACAAGACGTAAACAGTATTCAAAATATGTTTCAAATAACTGGTGGAAATAATATGATTAAAGATAGCCAATTGCTATTAGAAGATGAAGGAAGATGGGTATATGCAGATGCAACAGTTGACAGCAATTTTCCAAATTCAAATAATTATCCATCATTAAGTAAATATCCAATAGAACACTTTTACGGAGAACCAAGTTATATTGGTGGTTATGATGCAACTTTAATAGGTAAGACAGTAGCTATTGCTAAAATAGGAATTAGTAATGGTAAAATGACAACATCAAATACAAATATAACAGGTTTGATAATAGATAATATGTACACATTGTCTTATAAAATAACAAATGAACCAAATACAACAACAACAATTAAATTAACAGGAAATAATAATGTAGTTTATAAGAAAGTGTATGACAATGAAACTAATATGCAAGAAGAAGTATTTAGCTTTATAGCACAAACTTCAAGTTATGTATTAGAAATACAATCAACAAGTAATGAAAATAATTACTGTTATATATATGACTTAATGCTTAATAAAGGTGATGTACAAACTTGGGAACCTGCAAGTGGTGAAATAGTAAGTACAGTATTAAAATTAAGCCAATTAGGTTTGCAAATATATTCAACTGGTAGTGATATAGCAACATTAATGACATCACAAGGATTTCAAATTAGAAGATTTCAAAATGGTCAACTATATGAAATTATTACACAATTTACAAGTGATGGTTTAGAAACAAAAAGAGCTAAAATGGTTGAATTATTAATAAGCAACTTTGAATTTAAACAAATAAATTATCAAGGATATGAAACATTAGTCCTTTATAAAAAGGAGAGTGACGAATAATGGCACAATTAACAA